CAACTGTGCCCGCTATACGCGCATAACAAAGCAGGAAGCGCCAATAGACAAGATGCGATACGTCAAAGCCCTGCTATTTCCAAAGGCAACATGATCCTACTACTCAAAGTACAACATCGACGTTTGGCGGTACCTGCTCCTCTTGGGGCGGCCGCCTACGCCGTGACTGAAACCAACACAACGGTAACCATCCTATTCGCCATGCTGCGCAAAGGAGATTCGGGACTGGACACTTATAATCGTGTCACTCACGATTTTTCAGCATACGGATGGCTTCCCGTAGCTGCCCGTCCTGAACATCAATTCGCCTCCGCCTTCGGCCCTGATGATTTCGTATCTTACGACTTCGTCCTCGATGGCGAAAACAACTGGACACCAGCTAATGCGAACGTCACCGCATTTCTGGAGGCGATGCAGGCGGTACAAACTCTCCCAGTTTCACCACCGTCAACACTTGCAGTGAGTTTGTCATCCCTGAAGCCGCGACAAAAGGCCGCCAAGGCTGCCTGAAAAACCCGCCCTGGATGACTGTGGCATGTCATCCAGGGCTCACTTTCATCATTATGAACGAAAACATTCTAACACAGTACGCTACACCTCCCACTAATCAACCCCCAAAAACAGCGTGGTTAGTGGCGCCACCAGCATCTGGATCAACCTGGCTTTCACGCATGTTGATCTGGTCGTTTAGATGGCGGACGGGACAAATAATACCACGAGGGTTCGCACGGCGCGAACAGGAGATATCCATTCCGCGAGGATGGGATGCAATTCACGATAACGTGTTTCTTCCCCATCATCACTCAAAGGCAAGTGAACCCACTATGGCGTTCATCAAAGCATATCGAGTGAATATGCTAATTCTCACTCGTGATCTCGCCGACAACACGGTCGCCCTGATCGACCATCTCACCAACGATGGTGTCGGCATACCCAACGGCTACATACCATTGAGCTTTAAGAAAGAAAGCTTTGATACCCGAGCTGAAATCGTAATCAGCATGATATTACCCTGGTACATTAGCTTTTATGCTTCGTGGGCATACGCCGAGGCTGACGAAGGCATTAAACCCTGTTACATAAGCTATGAACGACTTGTGAGCGATACAATGCCGGAGCTTGCACGTTGTTTAACACACTGCAACGAACAACGAAATGTGAACGTATACAATCTTGCAATCAAGAAAGGCGCCGAACGCGAACAAACACGTTTCAACAAAGGCAAACCAGGTCGTGGTGCAAACCTTCCCACACAGCATCGCAAAGAAATATTGCGATTATGTGAAATACATCAGGATCCAATAATACACAACACCCTAACCCGAATACTCCCATGCGCACAACAAGCGGAGACCTCGAGCAGCGAAACCTCAC